GGCAAGCGCGGGGATTGCAGCGAGGATTTCGTCGTGGAGTTGCCCGAGGTTGTGAGGCGCGTTGAAGCTCAAGCGTTTCGTCATCCCAAGACCTTCGCCATCATGAAGTCTGCCTCCCTCATGTCCGAAGATGTGGAGGCGTTAACATTCAAGCTCCCACCTGAATTTTGTTCCACTCGGAGTTCGACATAGTCGGTGGCGGCCAGGTCTATCTGCGTAGTTACCGTCATGTATAGGACTCCAGCGGTGCCACCTAGATTGACATTCTCCGCAACAATGTCAGAGCCTTCCTTGTAGATTCGGACGACCCGGCTACCGGTCGCGTTTGAGGCCCATGCCACGTTGCCTGTGACGATGTACTTCCCCCCCTGCCCGGCGGGTACAGTAAGCCGCCCTGGGTTGGAGCCTGGGTCGTGGAGGCCGTCGGTATCGTAACGCTCCTGGTCGAAGACTAGAGTGGTCAGCGTGGCATTCGCGGTGGACTGGGCGGCATCGTTGTAGATTCGGGCGCTGATGTCGCTACCGGCGGCGAGGGCGGCGATGGCTTGTGCAATTCGCTCCGCTGTAACGCCGCGTACCTGCGTATCAGACCCCGCCTCCGCCTGCCCCTGAGTCATGGCGGTCTCTAGGCCGATAACCCCACTGGACTGACCAACGACCGTATCTCCAGTAGTGACACCGGAGGCGTCGAACTCCATGCCGCCGTACTCGTGCGTGAGCCGGTTGCTGGAATCGAGGATGGCGACCGCCTCGGCAGCGTTGGCCCCTGTGCCAATCGCGACCTCCCCATCAGCCGTGAAAATATCGGGAACACCGGCGGCGAAATTGTCCTTCAGATAGGTATTTCCCCAGCTTGCCGTCGCCACATCCCCAGTCGTGATAGTCGGGATGGCGTTGTAGGCCATCAGCCCCCCTCCTGTAATCGGATGGTCTCGGCCCGTAATTGCGCCACGGTCTCCCCCGGTGTCCAGGCCCAGCCATTAACGTCGGCCCTCTTGGCAATCTCGGCCTCTATCGCTGCCCGATTGGACGGGAATGTAACCGGCCACCATTGGTCGCCCGACCCGCAGGCGATACACAAAAACACCGGGTCGGCTGCGCTGACCATCTCTGCACCGCCGCATCCCGCTGGACAGTCGGCCAGCCACCGCCCTGAGTCAATCCGAGCAAGGACTGTTACCTCCGATACCGTCGCAATAACTCGGCCTGGATGCAGCCGCCGGAATACACCGGCCAGAAACTCCCTGACAGGCATCGGTGACCCGTCTGATTGGCGGTGGTAGTCGCCGTGTTCAATGGGTCGCCCTAGTCGTTGGGCCATCTGGGCGCTGGGCATCGCGGATGGCATCTAGTATGCCCACCGGGTGGAGGTTCCCCACTTGCTTGTTCCCCAAACCCAAAAGTCGCTGAACTGCTCCGCGTCTGACAGGAGATATGTGACCCGGTGGAGCCGGTTGGCGCTGATCTGATGGTGGACGGCCTCAATGAAAAAGTCACGATTGATGTCCAGGTCGGCGGTATTAGCAGCCACGACGGTCACTCGCTCACTGATGTCGCGGTCCAGCATCTCGTTGAGCGCATTCGTGTCGCGGTTGGCAAAATAGGTCATCTGGAGCATGGCGGTCGGGTCTTTGTAGATGGAGAGGTTGAAGTCGGCCCAGTCCACCGCTTCGTCCGTGTCCGGGATGAACTTGGTCCGGCTCGGCCAGGTGCGTTTCCCGAAAGCGGTCTGAGAGGTGGAGTCGGTCGCCTGGATGGTGACCGGGTCATCCGCCGAAACCGCCGTTCCTCTGGCCTGCAATTTGGTCACATATGCGATCACGCTGCTATTATTTGTCAGAGTGATCGCCATTGTCTCCGAATTTTTGCTGACAGCTATCCCGATGTCCGAGGTGACGTTAGTCCCGGAACCATCGGCTGCGGCATTGGCAATCATGTCGGTCGTTGCCGCGGTGGTCGTCCAGGCATTGACGGCCTCGGCGGAATTGGCCGACGCCGTAGTGGGATACCTGGCAATCCATGTCCGGGCCACTCCGGGAGCGATGGACGGCGAGCTGGAGCCGCTCTCCGAGAGCGTCCACAATACCGCCACGCTGGCGGTCGTGTACCCCTGGACTTCAGTGCTAAACTGATTAAAAATATGAGGTAATGGATCGTCCATGGTGAGGCCGGAATAGCCCCGCGCGGCTCCGGACGCATCTGAGTAGGTCGCCTGACTTGTTAGCCCCACCCCGGCCAATCTATGATGCCGATTATCAAAGACGATCTTGCCGTCCTTGCCCTCCCTGACGAACCCTCCCTCGGTGGACTCGACCTCCTGGAGGGCCGGGATCGCGTATGACTGGGCTTTCCAATATCTGGAGATTGTGGTCTTGCCGGTGTCGAGGGTGCGGTAGCTACTCCCTGCGGCCCAACCGGCGGCATCGAGGATGTCATCCACCACCTGGTCGGTGCGTTGGGCGGTGACCATCGCCACTTCGATTTGATCTAGATTTATTTGGCCGAGCGGCCCAGTCGCTTCTAACGTCGCAGTCGCATCCCCGCCGAGGAATACTCGTGGCGTAATCCGGACGAGGTATCCTTGCCAGATGGCTTGATCAGACTGGGTGGCAGATGTCCCCAGGAGCCGGACGGGTCGGCCTGGGAGGATATTCCCATATATTGGGGAGGCCGTATTAAATGGATTGTAATCCCCTGACCGGTTGTCTAGCGTGGCCCGGAGCTTTCCACTTTTTGAGCGTCCCGTCAATTGTGACGCCCTGTCCCGACCGAATGAGCAAGTGATGCCCCGGACCCGGCCCATGTCTATCTCCTCGCCGGTGTCACCCCAGTCCCCGTCGTTGTTCCAGTCCACTTGCAGTTTATAGGTCGCGACTACCACTATGCCCTCGCCAGTACACCGGAGAATCCGCCGCCCAAGACGGCATCGCGGATGACCGAGGTCACCTTTTGCTCAAAGTCCTCCATCCCGTTGATGTCCCCGTTGACGACCAGATTCACAGTCAGGCCAGCGCCTCCGCGTCCTGCTGGGATGATCGTTTCGCCAGCTTGAGCAAGCACCAACTGGTCTGACCCTGGAGACCCCTGGACTACGCCGCCACGATGGCCTTTCTGACTGCCTCCGAAGACGGTTGTCCCCTCCCCAGCGCGGCCTAGATTTATGGCTATTCCGCCAACAGTGCGGCCAATCTTCTCCATCTCCGCAGTATCGCCTCGGAAACGGGCTAGGCGGAAGGCTTGATGCGCCGCCTGGATTCCTGCGGCTCTTTGGGAAGCAGTAATACTTATCCCTGTAGGGCTTGCTGCGTCAAGGCTCACGCCACTGATACCAGCCAACTCTGCCGCCTTGGCAGTTGCAGAATCAACCTGTGACTTTAGCTCCTCAATGCTGATTCCGAACCTAGCGAAGAACTCATCCCAAAGGCCCGTAAGGGTATCTGGTAGGTCGCCGAGGTGGTCGCGGATAAACTGAGCGAGTTCAGGCACCGATATGTGGGCAGCTTTAGACCAGTGGTCAAGGATGTCACGTATGGTAATCCCCGCCTCATTCAGGTTGAACGTAGTTTCGTTGGCAAATTGCTCCCAGCTTTGCGCCCTCGCTGCCTGAATACCCTCAAGCCTTGCAGAGTTCTCAGCCGCTATCTGCAAAGCACGAGCCGCTCCCCGCTCCTTCACATCAGTTATCCTCTGGGATAAACGCTCCTCAAATACTAGCCGGTCTGTACCAGCGGCCGCTTCTATACGCATTGCCTCCTGTACTCGGCCCTCCACAATCTGTACTAGCGCATTGTTTAAGTCCTCCATAATCTGTTCCCGTTTATTCGCGGTGGCTAGGGCATTGGCCTCCATCTCCCGGTCAAATATGTCCTGCCACCCCATCCTCTGAGCGCCAGTCATGCGCTCAAACTTTATTGACTGCAAGAGTCCACGTTCGGTCGCCTTTGTGACGAAATCCTGCGAGGCCAGAACCAGCGTAGCCATCTCCTGGGCCGCTTGGGCAACCTCATCCATAGCGTCGGTAACACCCTCGGCAGCAGCCTGCACGACGGGTAGGTGCTTGTCTGCGCTCTCCGCTATGGCCCCAAATGCTACGTCGATGCCCACAGCGGCCTCGTCGGCTGCTGCTCGCAACTCCGAATATTTTATTGCGGTCAAATCTATATCGGGGATGCCAGCGCGAATCTTCTCGGCAACCACCTTCATCTTGTCGGCAAGGTCGCCCATGCCCGGAATTAACCCCGTCACCTTCGCGGCGGCCTCTATCATCCCGGCCAGGGCTTTCCGCTGAACCCAGGTCAAATCGTTGAACAGGCCGATGATGAAATTAACCCCCTTTTCCGCCGCGTTTTTCAGGCCCTCCCAAATCTTGTCCCAGGTAGCCTTGAAAACCCTGACTATCTTGTCCCAGTTCTTAAAGATTAGGATTCCCGCCGTGATAGCCACCGTGATTGCCAGTAGTATGGCATTGCTGCGACTCAACCCCTTGAACGCCAAGGTGGTTATTTTAACCGCTGATGTGAGGAGTCCAAACCCAATCGCCAGCCCCGGCAACATTATCAGCAACGGCCCCAGCACCAGCAGCAACGCCCCAACAGTGGCTATCACCACGGCCATCACCACCGTCAAAGTTGGGTGAGCTTCCGCCCATTCGATAATCCGCCGGACGGCGCGTTCAACCATCGGCACCAACTTTTCCAGAGCTGGTAGCAGGGCATCGCCCATGACCTGGAAAAGGTCCCCCATCCTGTTCTTCATTTGAGTCAGAGGGTTAGCGGCGGCTTCAGCGGCGCCCCCAAATTGTTTGGTTAATGCCGCCATGATTTCGGTCTGTGTCGCGCCCTTTTCTAATATAATTCCGTACCGGGAAAGGCTGGAAGTTTCCCCAGCGATGGCCTTCCCCACCAGTAGGGCGGCAGCGTTCAAATCGATGTTAGCACCAGCGGCAACGTCAGTAGTAATCTTGAGGGCTTCCAGGGAGCCTTCCCATTGACCGCCGATCGTAATCAATTTTTGCAGGGCTTCGCGCTGGGGTTCATCCCCGAAGTTGGTTTTATTCTGGATGGCACCCACCACGGCTTCGATCTGTTTTTTCTGCGCCGCGTAACTGGTGCCAACATTTTTCATCGATTGGTCTAGCCGCCGAATACCGATCTGCTGGTCCAACGATGATTTCACCGACAATGCGGCGATACCCGTGATGGCTCCACCGATGGCGGTCGCTGCCATGCCAATAGTGCGGCGGTGTTTTGCAAAGCCTGCCGCCAGCTTACCCATGTTCCCCTCGACCTTCTGCAGTTGGGCAGAGGCCTGGTCACGCGCTTGAATCAGGACCGATACGGTTGCGGCGTCAGCCATCAGCTTCCACCGCCTCAACCATCTCCCGCCATAGAGCTATTTGGGCCGCACTCATCTGGCTTGCATCCTGATTGTGTTGTGCCTTTGCACTCGACAGTAACCTATAATCCAAAATTTGCCGTATTAGATTCCAGTCCTGCTCCAGCGCGGCTGAAGGCAGGCATCCAAAGCTCTCGCATATGACGCTCACGACAGCTGGCCCAGGTTGCGGCCCATCCCCTAGGATGAACGCTCCGAGCCGTTGGAGCCTTTTTTTCGCGCTGCGGCCGACTCTTTCTCGGCTGCGGCGTTGACCAGCCACAATAGTTCATCGGCTGATAATTCCTCCAGGACATCGGGCCGGTTGTGTGGCTGCTCCATCGCCTGGCCTACCAAGTCGGTCCAGTTCCAGGCGACTAAGCGTTTGGAGAGTTCTTGGCATAGTTGGCCCAGACTTTCGCCCAGCGACCCCCTGTCCTCAATGCCCATCTGCAACCGTGATAGCTGCATGACCTCTCGGACGGCCACCACCGGCATGACCTCCACCCATTCGCCAATGTGGATGTAGTGGGGAGTGCCAGGGTCAGTGATTTCGCCGTCTTCGATGACCTGGCCGATGCTGATGCTACAGTCATCGGCCAGGACTTTTATGGCAGGAATTTTTAATTTGCCCGTGGACTTCATAGAGCCTCCCGGCATTCGTCAGTTAGTTCGCTTGCATCCGCATTTCTTGCACATATCAATCCCCCCCCTGGTCATTTGAGTTTAAGGTCAAACCACCTACCCTCTGGTCGGTGCAGCAGCGTCGTTAGCAGCGGAGCCACCATTGTGGCGGAACGACGCGGAGTACGTTATCGGCCCATCGACAGTGCTGGTGATGCTGTAGCTAGTGACGATGGCAAACCCGTTGTATCCAGTCGTGCCGTCCGGCTCGAAATCCCACTCCTCGCCTTCCAGGCCCAACTCGCCGAATATCGTCACATCGCCCTGGCTAGACGCCAGGTCAGCGAAGCCGGAAACGTCGATGGTAGCCGTCGGCTTGCCTGCCAGGAAATTTTGGTAGGTGTCCCCAAACGCCGTAATGTCCGACTCTGGCACCGAAAAATTCAAACTAACGCTTGAAAGTTCGTCCTCCAGTGCCACGCTGTCAAAACTAAAATCCGCGTCCTTGCCGTGGGTTCTTGCCATGTCAGTTCCTCCTCAATATGCTTTACTTGGCCGTGTCAGCCGCTTTAAGGCCCCTTTATGAAACCGCTCTAGTAGTCGCCCCGCTGCATTGGAACGAGGCCGAATACGAAGCCACATCACCTACCGGCAGAGTGATGGTATAACTGGATACCAGCGCCCCCGTCAGCCCGCTGGATGTGCAGGTATACTCTGGGCTATTCGTGTCCGGCCCTGCGCCGTCCGGGTCGTAGACCAAAGTCTTCGGGCCGCTAGTGAGCGCGATATGGTCAAAAATTGTTGCATCACCATCGCTGGCGAAGTCTGCGTCCAGGGCGCCGGATACGTCAAAGGTGACGTTCTTCTTCCCCGCCAGGAAATTTTGGTTGGCATCTGCGAAGGCACTTATATCGCTTTCAGTTACCGTCGCGTTCATGGTAATGCTACTTAATTCATCCTCAATCGCCACCGCATTGAAGCTAAAATTTCCGTCCTTGCCGTGAGTTCGTGCCATAATCTCCCCCTTATGACGGCGTTACGAAGTAGCCAAATGAAACATAGTTTTTGAACGTCCTACTCCCCGTACCGGACGATTGGATTTGCACCCGCCACCAAGACTCTGATGCACCTGGGCCGGTGGCGGTGGTGACGATGTGTGTTCCATTGGCACCCGTGGATTGCGTGACTGTCCCAAAGTTTATTCGGGTCGTAGGGGAACCCCAGGTGTCATTCGTTTCACTCTGGATCTCCAGGGCGATGGTGTTGGTGCCAGACCCGCCCAGTTCCACCATGCGCCAGATGCCAATGATGGTGTTCGTTGCGGCTATCACGCCGCTGTTATACCCAGTCCCAGTCACGACCACCGTCGAGCCATTGCACGTTATCGTGTTCGCTAGAATGATTTGAGAACGGAACGGTGCGCTTGCGCCCTGCCAGGTCACGTTGCAAGCGATAGCATCCCCCACGGTTGAAATACGGGGCGACGCGCTTATCAACGTCGGTCCTTCGTAGCCTACATTCCCCTGAGTCAGGCCACCGGGATAGATGCCTACCCGCCTGGCTGTAGCCGTAAGGTCCGTGAACATTTCCCCATCGTAGTTTGGGGAACTTGTTGACCAAAGCCCGTTCACATCGAAGTTGAACGTGGGCTTGCCCTGGACGTAAGTCATGTCGGTATCGGCAAACGCCGTTACGTCAGCCGGGGCTTCCGTGAAATTGAGCGTCATGGAATTGGACACGCCGCTAAAATCGAATTCATCGACCAGCAACCCGGCGGATTTCGCATGGACTCTAGCCACGGTTTCTTCTCCTCTGGGGCTTCGGGGCTTTGGCTAGCTCCCCTCTCGCCCACTCTGCGTCAGATTCTTCGTAGATTTTTACTATCCGCAACCGTATCAATTCCTCAATATCCACTGGCTCGTCCCCATCCAAGGCGAACCGCTGGCCCCGGTGGATGCGGATAGATGACGGCGTAACCCCTGGCCCCTGGGCCATTAGTAGCTTCTTCAGGGCCAGATACCAGACATCGGGATTGATAGTGATATCATCAGTATTATTCGTCCCGTCTGGACCCCGATCTTCTACCAT